ATCTTCAACGTGCAGGCAGTCGAGCATGGTGGAGCCTGGAAGGTCATGGACTGGAACACCCGACCCGACGGAACCTACGGTGTCGCCGCTGGCGCACACCCTGGGATGGCTGATGCAGGCTTGGCTCATATGCTTGGCCTGCCGGTGGTCGAGACGCCAGTTCACTTCGAGCTTCGCTCGTACTGGTCAAACATGATCCCCAACCACCGGGCCGATGAGGTTCGCTCGTACGGTTTGATTCCAAGCTGGGTGTGGCACCGTGATGCGATTGGCCGCGTCTACGGCATTGGCGACACAAAAGAAGAGGTACAGGCAAAGTTTGCCGCTTTTGAGGGGGCGATGCTGTGATTCGATTTCTGGCGGCGTTGCTGATATTTGCTGGCTTGGCCCATGCCCAGCCGCTGACGTTTGTCACGCTGACGGGTGCTGGCTCTTTGTCTGACACCGCCATACGTCAAGCCGCCCCTGAAATTGAAAAGCAAACGGGTCGCCCCGTTGTTGTGGTCAACATGCCCGGAGCAAATGGCTTGATTGGGGTTCGATACTTTTTGTCCCAGCCATCAGACCAAACTGTGTTGGTTGGAAATTCCTCAATCGGGTACTTGAAAGCAGTAGGGCAGTTTGATGGTCCTCTGATCCCACTTGCAGGGCTTACCAAAACCGATCTGGCTGTTTACACCAGTGACAAAAGCCCATTTGCTGCCGCCTACCGGGGATCAACGCTTCGTGCTGCATCCACATCGCCTATGACAAACATGAGCATCTGCATGTTTGATAGCCAGCATCGGACGGCAACGACCATCGTCCCGTATAAACAGTTTGGGCAGGCGTTAATCGACACAGTTGAGGGCCGCGTTGATTATGTGGTTGCCCCGTCTGGCGCAGCTTCATTGGAGGGAATGGTGAGCGCAGGCAGGTTGCGCATGGCGCATTTGCTTGGCCCAAAGTTTGGATGGAATGCGCTATTTGTCTCTGGCAATGGAATCAACGCACCTTGGCGGCAGGGCGTTCTCAATGCAGTCAAAGAAACCCGGTTTGTTGGATTGAACCGTTTTGATGCCACGGCAATCCAGATTACGGAAATCCAACAACAAGAGCACAACACAATCTCGAACTGCTTGAGAAGCACGGTTTGATGTATTTAGTATTGCCGGTTTTACCGGTAAGGCAGCCCACCAGCCTCTGATGGTGGATTTTGGGAGATACGCTATGGGCAACAACAAAGAGCCCCAGACCGTAAGCATTGAAGGCAAGGAATACAGGCTGGACAACTTCACACAGGAGCAAAAGATGTTGCTTGATCATTGTGTGGACTTGGACAGAAAAATTGCTTCTTGTCAGTTTCAATTTGATCAACTTCGAGTCGGCAAGGATGCATTCCTGAAGATGCTCCAGCAGTCTTTGGAAGAGCAACCTCAGTGAGGATTTGATGGAAACGCAGGCGATATTCAACGTGATTGTTGGAATCGCCGCCTTTTTTGGCGGCTGGGTCTTGAACAACATTACCAAGGCGATTGAGCGCCTGGACAAAGACGTTCGGGAGATGCCGCACAACTACGTCTCAAAAGACGACTATCACCGCGACATCGACGAAATCAAGGACATCTGCAAGCAGATCTTCAACAAGCTCGATCACAAGATGGACAAGTGAGTGCATCATGATCGACCCCATCACCGCTCTTGCTGCCATATCGTCAGCGGTCGAACTTGTTAAAAAAGTTGCCGCGACGGTTGATGATGTCACTTCGCTCGGGCCGGTGCTGGGAAAATATTTTGATGCCAAAGCTGACGCCATCGAAGTTGTTCAAAAGTCGCAGCAGGGTGAGTTCAAAGGGTCCGCTTTAGGCAAGGCGCTTGAACTGGAAATGGCCATTGAGCAGGCCAAGCAGTTTGAGGAACAGATCAAGATGCTGTTTTTCCAGGCAAACAAGATGGATGTCTGGGCCAGAATTGCAGCCAGGGCGCAGCGGATGGAAGCAGACGCAGCCCATGCGGCGAGGCGTAAAAAGGAAGCCGCAAAGAAACGGCAGCAGGAGTTGGATGAGTTGTTCATTATTTTGATCGGCGCGTTGGTTGTGCTCGTCGTGATCGGCGCAACTGTTTGGTTTATCGTGGAAGCCACGGCACAAGGAAAATAGTATGTTGTCACTTATCTCCACACTCGGCGGCTTGCTGATTTCCGGCCTGCCAAAATTGCTTGAGTACTTTCAAAACAAAGCCGACCAGAAGCACGAGTTGGCCCTGGCCAGGATGCAAAACGAGCGTGAGTTGGCTCTGGCGGCCCAGGGGTACGCCGCGCAGCAGCGCATTGAGGAAATCCGCACTGATCAGATCATGATGCAGACCGAGGCGCAGATGACCGAGGCCGCTCTGCAACACGACGAAAAGGTGCTGGACAGAGCCCACAAGTGGGTTGCCTCCTACGTCGGCACTGTGCGCCCGACGGTGACGTACATCTTTGTGATTGAATTGGTGCTGATCAACCTGTTCCTGTGCTACTACCTGTACACGAACCCTGGAATGATCAAAAGCATGGACGACGTGCTGCGCTACTCGGACATCATCTTCAGCCCTGATGAAATGTCGATGTTGGGCGCGATTATTGGCTTTTGGTTCGGTACCCGGACCTGGGGCAAGAAGTGAAACTGAGCAAGGCCGGCGCTGATCTGATGCATAAGTACGAGGGGTTTAGAAACCGCCCGTACCTGTGTCCGGCGCATATCTGGACGATTGGTTATGGCCATGTGCTGTACCAAGAACAGATTCGCCTGCCGATGATGCGGCCAGAGGGCAAGACCCAGGCCGACATTCCCATGATCCGTAGGGAGTACCCATTGAAACCGGAGGACAACCGTGTCTGGTCCAAGCAGGAAATTAACGATCTCTTCGACGCGGATGTCGCAAGTTTTGAACGTGGTGTTTTACGACTTGTGCCCGGCAGTGTTGGCCGTCAAGGCCGCTTTGACGCTCTGGTCAGTATTTCCTTTAATTTCGGGCTAGGCAATCTCCAGCGCAGCAGCATCCGCATCAAGGCAAATCGAGGCGATTGGGAAGGCGCAGCAGACGCTTTCTTGCTTTGGAACAAAGGCGGCGGTAAAGTGCTGCCAGGGCTGGACAAGCGCCGCAAAGACGAAAGGGCCCTTTTCCTATCATGAGCACGGCAAAGAAGACAGACCCGGCAAAATGGGACAGGATCGTCTCCCAGGTCAAAGCCAGCGGGAAAGGCGGCTCTCCTGGGCAATGGAGCGCCAGGAAGGCCCAGCTTGCCACGCAGAAGTACAAATCTTCTGGGGGGGGTTACAAAGGCCCCAAGAAGGCGGATAATTCGCTCTCACAGTGGACGAAAGAGGACTGGGGAACGAAGTCTGGAAAGCCGTCCACGCAGGGATCCCAAGCAACCGGCGAGCGGTATCTGCCCAAAAAGGCACGAGAGAAGTTAACACCTTCTGAATACGCGGCAACAACGCGAGCCAAAAGAGAAGGCATGCGACAGGGCAAGCAATTTGTCCCGCAGCCAGAATCTATCAAGAAGAAGGTGTGGTGATGACCGTAGCCGCAGTCATGACATACGACAGCTTGGTCGAGGACATCCAGTCGTATCTGGAGCGTACCGATCAGGCCACCCTTGACAAGATCCCCCAGTTCATCATGCTGGCGGAGCAGATCATTGCCGCCGATCTGAAGTTTTTGGGCAATCTGCAAGTGGTCACCAGCCAGATGGTGCAGGGCGAAAACGTAATCGCCAAGCCTGCGCGTTGGAGAAAAACTGTCTCTATGAACGTCACGGTCGACGGCAAGCGCCAGCCCGTGCTCATCCGCGCCTACGAGTACATCCGAGAGTATTGGCCGGATCCCGCTCAGGAGGCGGCCCCGAAGTTCTTCTGCGACTACGACTACGAGCACTGGCTGATCGGCCCGACGCCTGACGTTGCGTACAACTACGAGGTGCTGTACTACGAGCGTTTGCAGCCTCTTGACTCCAGCAACCAGTCCAACTGGTTCACGCAGTACGCCCCCCAGGCTCTGCTTTATGGCTCCCTGCTCCAGGCCATGCCGTTCCTCAAGAACGACGAGCGCATGCCGATGTGGCAGGGCAACTACGACCGCATCATCCAAGTCCTGAAGGAAGAGAACATCACCAGGGTGGCTGACCGTCAGGCGATTGTGAGGGATTCATGAGCTTTACCAGCCCTTTCACCGGTCAGGTGATCCAGCCGACGGACGTATCGTTCCGTGCCATTACCCTGAGCGTCACCACGACCCTGTCCTGGCCGATCAACGGCAGCGACACGGACAATGCTGCCGCCAGGATCATGAACGTCTCGGCCACGGCGGGCAGCCTGCTGCTCAAGATGCCGCCGGCCAATCAGGCCTCTGTCGGTCAAGACGCGCTGATCCGCAACGTCGGTGCTACCACCTTCACGGTGGCCGACTACAACGGCAACACCATCGTTGCTGTGGCTTCTGGCGAGGCCAAGTACATCTACATCACCAGCAACGCCACTGAATCGGGCACTTGGGGGGTCATTTCCTTCGGCGTGGGAAGCTCAAGCGCAGATGCTTCGACCCTGGCAGGGTATGGCCTCAAGGCTCTGTCCACGACCCTCAATCAGTCCCATACGGTTCAGACGTTCTCGTCCAACTACACGGCTGTGGCCTCTGACCGGGCGGCCTCCTACGTTTGGACGGGCGGATCTGGAACCTTGAGCCTGACGGGTGCATCGACCCTTGGAAACGACTGGTTCCTGATGATCCGCAACAGCGGAACCGGTGCCTTGGCTGTCAGCCCGGCTTCGGGCCTGATCAACGGCCTTGCGAGCATTTCCTTGCAGCCGTCTGATTCGGCTTTCATCGTCTGCTCTGGAAGCGCCTTTTACACGGTCGGTCTGGGGCGCAGCACGCAGTTCAACTTCACGCAGTTGACCAAGGCGGTTGTTTCTGGCTCGTACACCCTGACCTCGTCGGAAGCATCCAACGTGGTGCAGAAGTACACCGGCACACTCTCTGGCAACGTGACGGTCACCTTGCCGCAGACGGTTCAGGTTTACTACATCACAAATCAGACCGATGGCGGTGGATCGGGGTATCAGATCACGTTCACCACCGGCTCTGGTGGTGCAACGGCAACCGTTCCCGCCGGTCAGCAGGTTATCTTGCTGTGCGACTCCGTCAACCTGCTCAACGCCTCAACGATTGCCGCTGGTGCTGTCAATCTGTCCCTGGTTGATGGCTCTGTGGGTGCCCCGTCGCTCAACTTCGCAAGCGAGACATCAACCGGAATTTATCGCCCAGGCTCTGGAGAGTTCGGCATCGCCGTGCTTGGTGCGAAGTATTTTGGTCTGACGACCACCGGCTTGTCGATTACCGGCACGGGCATCTTTAGCGGCGGTGTTCAAGGCGGGGCGTTCTAAATGACGCAGAAGGTCTTCTCGCTCGACACGCGGGCTGGAATCCAGCGTGACGGTACCGTTTACGACAAGATTTTCTACAACGATGGGCAGTGGGTGCGCTTTCAGCGTGGCCGCCCCAGGAAGATCGGCGGCTACCGGGTCATCTCTGACGGCTTGAGCGGGCCTTCTCGCGGCATCTGGGTCAACCCTCAAGACTCGTTCAATTCCATCTTCAGCGGGTACAGCGACGGCTTGCAAGTTTTGGTCATTGACGACAACGGTATCGGTGCCGGCGTGACCAATTTCACGCTGTCCAACTTTACCGCGTCTCCATTGAACCTTTGGCAGTTCGACGGCTTCTACGATGTATCCGGGTCTGGTCTGCAAACGATTGTTGCTCATCCTGGGAAGAATCTTGTTGCGATTGACAGCACCGCCAACACCCCTGTTTTGGCCGGGAACATCAACGGCTCGACCATGTCCAAGGTCGGCGTTTTTACCGACTCGGCAACCACCGTAAGCGGCAACAACGTCATCACCCTGGCCGCAGTGAATCCTTTTGTCGGTGCCGGGCAGACTGTGACCGGTGCGGGTATCCCTGCCAACACTAC